TACCTGTGCCCAATAGCCTGACGTAGCCACTTGCTGCGGCGTATACTGACCTCGTTCTAACCGTATATACTGTGGAAGCTGAAATGGAGGCTACTACTGATCTTGTTACGACTGCGGTTAAAGACGCACCAGCAGCGGCGGTCGGTGACTCAAAGTATGCTAGTGACCCCGTAACATTCGCTGAGCCGTTATATAAGGCGGTGTTGCCGCCTACTTGCGTTGCCGTGATGTTGACCGCCTGTACGGTTACGGAATAAGAAATCAGCCATACACCGGCGCCCAGTGTTAGCTTAAATTGGCTGCTATTACTTGCATCGGTCCATGTATCCGCTACCGATGTTTGACCCGTAGTCTGTGCTGATAGGACGGAGGAAATATACTCCCCAATATTATTAGCCGGAACCGCTGTACCGCTAACATCTCCAATGACATTCCTTGCCGAGATACTTAACGGAAAAGTCGCACCCACCGCCGGAACATTTAGACCGTAAGTAATCGAAGCCGCAGTAAATCCTGCAAGCGTCCCAATCGTAATCTGAATTAACCCTGCCGCAGTAACGGACATTACAAAGCTTGCCGGTGGCGTTTCTCCCGATGTCTGATAACTGAGGTTGAAGTCTGTGCCAGCCGCATTCTTACTGAATTGTGCCTTTACAAAGAATTTTTGCGAAACCGTTGCAGAAATTGAAACGTAGCCACTCAATTCGCCGCCTTGATAGCTGCTGACCGATTGAATAGTCGAGGTTGCATTGTTTGAAAAAGCGATGGTTGTGAGCGCATTAGTGCCGCCGACTGTTATGCCCCTCATGTTCACAAATTCTAAAACGGTGGTCGAGATAGCCACGCCTACGGGTTTACTTACGTTGCCAATAACTGAGGGTTCTGTCGCAGTGAGTAACCCTGCCGTAGCTGCGGAAACGTAGTAAGTGCTACCTACTACCATTGCGCCGCCCGTGACTGCCGTGTCCACGGTGACTCGCCCATCGACCGCTAATACCAGGGTATTCACGTCGGGTATAGAATATAGCATGTAAAGAGATTCAGCCGTGTTCGCTGCGTCCGCTTTCGCTAACGTATAGACACCGCCAGCCGTTAAATATAAAGGAGCGCCCAAATTTGAGGAAGTAAATCCGTGAGCCGCTTGAGTAATTTCAGGACGAACGAAAGTACGAAGCGATCCGTCAACCGTTTGGCCGGCTAAGAAAGCCAGCGTAGCAAACGCTGATCCTGCGCCGCTCCACGCCGTCCCTGTCGTGGCTGACTTGATCACGGCACGAGGAACATACCGAGCCAAATCAATCACGTCAGGAGCGACCGTAGAGAGCACAAAGTTTGCAAGAACCACCGAGTAAACTTTGCGCCCTGTATCCGTCTGAGTGACCGGAGCCGCTAATGAATTAAGATCAATGTACAAATAATAGGCCGTGGCGTCCGCAGGAGCCGAGCCAAGAATTGTAGTAAGCGAAACGGTTATGTCTTTTCCGAAGTCCGTGGAAGCCGATCCAGCGCCGTCATAAGTCGCAAGCTCTTTGCCGTTATCAAGCAGAATATATCCACCCTTGATCACGGCGTTCGGCGTAGAAATAGATTGTATTTTAAATGATGCGTCACCCGACGCTCCAGCTTTCCAACTCGTGCTAGACGACTCGTAAACCAAGGCTTGACCGTCTTCCGCAGCGACCGATAAATTTACGTTGGTTAAATCATCAATTCCAATGGAACCGTGGACAACGTATAGAACGAAAGTATGCGGCCCGCCTGAAGAGGGAGCCGTGATATCTATTTTAGTTTTTTCAAATCCACTTGTCGCCGCAATCACCCAGCCCGCAGCGACCGGATCGGACACCCGCGTCAAAGTAGGGTGCGTACCCGTATATAAATAAATATTAAGGTCTGCAAAATCGACACCAAAATTATGGTCAACCGTCGTGACAACGCTATTACCAATTGCAGCATAAGGCTTGAAACGAGCAGACATGTCATTGCCCACATTAGTATAAATCGTTTCGATAGCAACATGTAACGCACTCCCACCTGCGGCTCCAAGGGATGGATGATCAATCTTTTCACGTCCGACAATAGTGCTCATGCGTTATTCCTATCTGCCGAAAGCGGCGTAATGAATCGTTTTCTCGTCCTCGGCTCTCGCCAATATCTTTACGTCGCCGCTAGGGAAAACGTCTAACTCGAAATCTCTTGTAACTAATTTTAAACCAGTCAGGACGTGTTGTCCAGCCGCGAAGGATCCAGTTGAAATAAAAGCGGCATTCCATTTAAAAACAACGTAGTCGTGGCCGTCGCATTCCGCCAACGCCTTCACTTCTCGCGTCACAACGTCCTTGCCCTCGATCGAAGCACGGACAAGGCCAGTCGTATTTACAAAACTAGCCTTGTCCTCGTCCCGCGTTCCAGACTGTGACCACATGCCTATTCGTGACGGACGATCTGCGAAATCAAATCGCCATCGTAATAAGTAAAGTGAATCTTTAGGCTGGAACATTATTTCTCTTTTCTCAATAATCTCAAGAGGTAAAACTGTATGCAAAAATTTGTGAAAATTGGAGGTATCCGCCATCAACCGCACCGCTGTTTAAATAGAATCGCGCTTTGAAATGACCACGGTTTCCTAAAACGGTATCGGTGGACTTTCCAATCGAACCAGTGACCGGAGTCGTGGCGTCAACCTCAGAGGCGCCGTTCCAGTAGGAAGCCGCGTCAGCGTGCATGGTGAACCCAAGCGCTAGGCTAGAACCGTCGATACCGCCGCCGGCGTCCTTGCCGAAGATTCTTTTTTGGCCAGTCGCCTCACGAGTAGGATCAAACTGGTTAGTGGTCGATACCTGCCAGTCCATATCAATGTGAAGCCCGCGAGACAATCCGTCGGAGTTATTTTTATCAGCGCCTGTGTTGGCCAAACCAAGAGCTAAAAGCGTCGTGATATCCGCAGCCGCACTATTTGCTCCGCCGTACGTGCCCGTATATTGAGCCACGTAGAATTTAACGTTGGTAATTGGATCTGTCACCGCGTCATGACGCACAAATATTTCCTGTGCGCCCGTATTTGCAGATTGTAAAGTGATCGGGCTGTAAGCTCCGTTCGTTACTTGACCAAAATCAAGTCCTGTGGATCCACCTGCCAATACGTCTGAAACTTCTGCGCCTGTTACTGATTCCGAAACGGTTAATAATACAGTCAAAGTACACCTCCTTGTAATTAAATATATAAAAGCGTCCTGCTTTTATTCTTGAATTATTGTAGCAGCATAACCGCCAACAGTGCCAGAATAAGCTGGCACGTACCCAGGGAAAGGGCACAAAGAAAACGACCACGCTTTAATAGGAATAGTCAACCCCTTCGAGTCCGCGCCAATTGTGCGAATCATTACAGGCACATTTTCAAATACGGCGCTCCCTATGACAACATTAACTAGAACGAAATCTCCAACATCAAGGAGCATTGCCCTCCAAGTCAATGTCATAGCAATCGTCTCGAACATAGCCGATGAAAGCCGGATAATTTCCTTCAAATTGTTTGTAACATCCGCCTCTACATATAGGTTTGGGAAGACCACCTTTTTAGAAATAGCTTTACCGACCTGAGTAATTGACGCCGCATTCTTAAAGATCGGTGTATTCGTTGAATTTTCATTCGTGTCTGGATGCAAGTCATAGGCGCCCTGTGCACGGTTAAAGTTATTTATCTCGTCGATCTGTGGCGTAAAAGAATCCTTCACCACGTCCCAGTTTTTAACGTCAAAGGTCGGCGATGGTTGAAAGTCCTCGAAATGAAGCGAGTTTATTTTGAGCAACTGGTCACGGCTAATGAAAGCCTCCAGCCGCACCTGCTCCATCATAGACAAGGCATAGGTAATCGCCTGTTGCGGTTCGGCAATCCAGACGCGAGACTTTATGCCCGCGATATTAGACTGAGCCGGTGAAGACTTGTCTCGGTACGTCGCCCAATTACCGTCGAAGTCGCCATCAACCAAGCCACCATAAGTTTTTAAAATATCTTTTGCCTGTGATACCAAATTATCGTCATATCCCGCAAGATTTTTCCCCTTGACTCTCACGAAGAAAATATCACCTGACTCGTATAAATAAGCCGCTCCATTAAACCACAAATTAAGTGTGTTTTGTTCCACGTGGAACGTGCGGTTTCCAGCTCCAATAGTCGTAACGTCGGCCAGTGACACTCTGTAATAGAAATCCGAGCGACGCATCCAAACGTTGCTTGCGTCGAATGACACAAGATCATTAGCGGAGGTTAACAATTGCACGGCCTCACGCGCGGAAGTAGGATCTGCCACTATCGTATGAGAACCCGATTGCGTGCCAGATAGCACTATTGCCGCACCAAAGGGCGCCGCCGATAGCTGGAACGTATTTGTTGTGGCGTTCTTAATATAATATGTAGTCGCCACCACGACGCCGGTGGGAAGCGTTCCGCCAGTCTTTAATTGAACCGGATCGCCCTCGTCAAAAGCATGATTTGCGGACTCAAAAAGTGACGGAGCAATAGTAATGTCTAAATCAACTTCTTTAAACGTGACGAAAGGGTCTCGTCCATTTGTAATAAAAGAAGTAACAATTGCGGGATTCGGCGCAAGTGCCGTTGTGAAGTCGCCGTAAATAACCGGCTTCAATTTTCCTGCCACGTCGTCCTGGACTTTAGGAAACGCCGCTCGCGTAATGGCGTCGGTAGGAAAAGCAGCTGACAGCTTGTCGTATCGATCCCTTGATATGAGAGTAATAGATTTAACCGATCTTTTAACGCCGCCAACTTCGGTGATTGTGCCGGAATAAATCGTTTTGTAACTGGATTCGACTTCGGCTAGTCCAAGTTTGATGATAATGCTTTTTCCAACCCAGCTTCCGTAGTTGATTCCGGCGGGCATAATATCATTAAATCTTCCGTCCGCATTCGATAGCTCAATGGTAAGTGTTGAGAAAGAAAGCTCAGGAGTGAGCCAATCTCCGACCGTGCGGTTAATAACAGGAAACACCAACAAAGCTTCATAAAATCTATTGCCGACATATTTATTCCTATCCGATGCGTAAATGGTGCCCGTTGGTGTTTCTATTTCAGCAACAACTTCAAGCTTACACTCAAGGTTATCGTGACACCAATCGAGTACCGTTTGAGTAAGTACATTCGAGGTTAAATATAATCGCCGATCTTTACCGCTCATCCGATTGCATCCTCGTTCTTTTCTATTTTTGGCCTTGGCGGGAATCTTGTGGCCATAACGTCTATTAAAGCCGTCGAGTCGCCCGCCCTGACTCTGCGTATCAAGTCCTCGTTCCTCTTTTTCCTTTTTTCTTCTTCCGTCATAAGCTTTCGTCCACTTCTAGGTTAAATGAAACGTAATCGGCGTCCTCGGATATAACCTTATGCGTCTCGACTGGTATCTGTGTTAATTTGCCAAACACCGCAAAGCGTTCTGGGAATTGTGGCGTAGGAATCCATAGGCATTTGAGTGAAGTTCTAGCCGTTCTGAAAATGTTTCGGATATTTCGATAGTTTCCTTTTTGAAAATTAAGGAATTTAAACTCAAGTTGCGTTGAATACTTGAGCGCCCTATCGTTTGAAACGTTTGTGAATCCTTCGGTTTCGATCTTGTCGGAAAAGTGCTTAGTCCCTCGCTGTACTTGGTCGACGAAGCATTCTCCTTGAAATATAACAGACGGGCCAAAGACGATCGTACCAATTTGCAGAGAGTCATTTGTGTTCGTAGAATCATTGATGATAAATCTCCAGTACCTAAATGACACTTGCGGCAATGTCGGAGCGATATAATAAAGGTTAACGTCGTCAAGTACCTCAAGGTTTTCATCGAAGCCGATAGTCGCGAATCCAGCGTCATTTGACCCTTGGAATTGAACCGTCGCCGATCGTGTTAAGTTGTGATTTAACATGGCAAGCGTATCAAGAAAAACACCTTGAGCAATTTCAGTGTCGCATGTTAGCACGACCCCAGTTTTCACTCCAGAAACCGAGCGCCAGACTTGCTCGACAATATCCGTGTTCAAATTGTAAACCGAGAAATCTCCTGTTGCCGTAGAGCTTGCAGTCCAGTTCAAGCCGGTCGTCCCGCGACTAGGGAAGTCGCATAGGATTCTAAGATTGTACGTGTTGTACAGCGTGAATAGGATCTGAGCGCCTTTGACCGTTATTTTTACGCGGTCAACTTGCATAAGAGCGGCATGTTGCGCGTCGATCTGTCTTTGTACTTGCGCCTTGAAATCTCGTGTGGTGGATATTTGGCGCTGTACTTGACCGTCAATAGGATGTTCCACCGTATTAATACGATTAACCTGAGCGCCAAGAGTCACGCAAAAGGTTCTAACCAAGTAACCGAAAGTTAAATAGGCGTCCGTCAAGTAACCGGCGTCGTCGCATGTTGCATGCAGCAACTTCCCACGGTTAATTTCAGCGAGCTTTGTATACGTTGTACTAAGCAGTCTATTAATTTGTATTAAAGCATCATGCTCTGTTGATGTATTTCTATTAATTTGCGCATTAATTTCTTTATAGCTATTAATTACTTCAGATATTTGTGTGCCCACATTATGAATAGAACTAACGTTTCTATTAATTTGAACGTCTACGTTATGAATAGCCGCCGCAATTCTTTGAATTTGAGCGTTTACGTCGCGAGTCGAGTCAATCTGCCTTTTCACTTGAAACGGAAACGCATACGTCGAGACACCCGCCCCGTAAGGATCATTTAAATACGGAAGATCTAGGTAGCCGTATGTCGTTACTGTTGCACTCATGCTCTAATTCCTTGCTGAAATAACACGCGCTGGCCGTCAAGCGAGGCGCGACGTAGTTCCTCTTTAATTATTGGAACCATCGTACCACGGATAAACTTCTCATCAGGTGCGGTTTTCGCGTCAACTTTAATATCTATATTGTACACATTCGATGTATTGCCTTGTACCGAGGACGATCCAGTCTTATTCATTTGAGCCAACGTCCCCGAACCGATACCGTTCACCGCGCTACGTTGCATGACAAATTCACCGGCTTGACCGAGAATCGGCACGTCACCGGATCCGCCAATGATGCCGCCATCGTGGAATTTATTTTGTGCAAGCATTGCTGGTATCATCTCTTTTAGTACACGATCTTTCACCATTGCCCATAGTTGAGTCGGATCAAGCTTAGAAAGAAATTCCATCGCCTGTTGACCGGCACTCGCAATCGCGCCGCCCGCACTTTGAGCCGCTCCCTGTACTTGACCAACTATACCACCAAGAGCAAATTTTGGAGGCGTTATCGTGCCGTCAAGCACACCGCGCACAAGGCCCGATAGAAATGGATCATTCATTTTAGAGCGCGGCACCACGGCCTCGCCTGGACTTATCATAGCCAGCACTCGGTCGTTCATTAAACTGTCGCCGCCGACCACGGCGTTACCTGGAACCATTCCACCTTTTGCAAAATTCATAAACGGTACGTTGATACCAAGAGCAGATTCTACCGTGCCTTGAGGCGAAGGCGGAACTTTAAAAATCTTCTCGAAAAGATTACTAGGATTAATGGAATCAAACATATTCTTGAAAAAAGAACCTAAGCCCTCAATTCCGCTCCATAAGCCCTGCCAAATCTGGTCGCCAAGTGTGTAGAAAAAGTCGCCCAGGTCTTGAAGCCCATCTGTTAGGCCATTCGAGATCGCGCTACCTATTTCGGATAGCGTAGAAAACACACCTTCAAAGGCGGTAATGATCCCGTTAAAGATATCTTTAACCGCGCCGAACACGTCGCGGAACATCTGGACAACGCCGCTAAAAACCTCTTTAACCGACGACATAATTTGATGCCAGACTTCGCCAAACCAAGTCATTAAGTCGCCGAAGCCTGATAGGATCTTGTGCCAAGCCTCGGATAGCCAGTCCTGTGCACGCTTGCCAGCTTCCTCGATAGCGGTGATTTGTTCTTTAGTCTTGTCCGCCGCGGCGGTATCAGCGCCAAGATCGACGACTTTAAATAGTTTTGACGCCTCGCCCGTCAGCGTTTGAGACGCCTTTTTCATGGACTCCGTAAATGACTTTGGATCGATGTCGATTTTTTGTTTCTTTTTCCCAAAGATATTTGGCCCAAACATTCCTCCAACCGCCGCAGCAACTTGCTGAATGCCCTTAATAATACCGATCCAAATACCACGGACAGCCATGACAAGTGATTTTATAATCGATACAATTATTCGCGGTATATTCCCAATTATTCCAGTGACGATGGCCACGGAAATTTCGACCGAACTTCCGATTAAACCTTGGATTAAAGTTTCAAAAATTTCAGGCAATCGTGCCCAAAGTTTCATAACCATATCAGGTACGCCCTTAAAAAACGCTATACTTGCTTGTGGAAGCTTTAATAACGCCGCGTCAATTATGGTCATAAAAAGGTCTGGAATCATCTGAAAAAGACCAGGAATAAAATCCGTCGTAAACTGAACCATGCTTGTAACAATACCCTTTGCTGAACTGACTATTTTCATCGGCAACTCTGCCGCAGTTTTAAAAATACCTGCAATGGCGTCCAATATTTTAGGGATGAAATCTATTATTCCTTGAACCACGCCAAGCAAAGTTTCTACCGCAGCCATGTAAACATTAGCAGTCCCAGCAAGTCCACTAGCGACACCGCTCATAGCGCCGACCGCGCCCTCCATAACGCCGCCCATTCCTCCTACCGTTTTAGATAATACGCCGCCAAGATTTGAAACCGCAGCCTCGCCCGCTTGCTGGCCCTGTTCAAACTTAGCGGAAGGAGCTTTGGAAACCTCGATATCATTCTTTTTATTCAGCAACTCGATTTGTTTTTCTAGCTCCTTGGTGCCGAGTGCGCCAAGTTCTCCGTCCTTAAATTTTAGCCTTAAGGCTTGTATTTCAAGTTGATTCTTTTGGTTCAAGTAGTCGATCGTTGTCATTTCAGAGCGACGGTTTTCTAAATCAAGGCTGGCGTTCTGTGCTCTAAGATCCTCGAAATTCTTAACGCGCAACTCCATTGCCTTTTTATCATCAGCCGACATAAGTGGAGCTGACTTTGGTCCGCTTTTTGGAAGTGCCGCGCCCAATTTCTCGGCGTCAGCGGCGCCACCCTTTAACTTGTCCAGCATCGTGCCAACTTCGGATATAGCCGTACCAGTTAATCCGGTATTAAGTCGGACTACACTGTCAGCGGTTTTCTGTGCGAGGCCGTCAAATAGTCCAAGGAAGTTTATTGCTTTGGTCGTTATGCCAAGTAGCTCCAAAATCCCTTGCCCTAAACTAATTACGCCTTGCGTGAAGTTTGCAAATATTAAAACCACGCCGCCGAACCCTGCAACAAGTAAATCAGCAAGACCTTGCATACTCGTTAAGTTTCTGACAAGGATTTCGATTGCCGCCGCAAGCGTCAAAACGCCAGCCGCAGCAAAAGCGTATCCAGCCAAGGATATTGTGAATGCCGTCGCCGCAGCCGTGGCAGCTTGTAAATATGTGATAACCGGTATTAGAGCGTTAACCAACATGCCAAATCCAGCCGTGCCTGCAAGTGCTGCAATCGTGGCTCCCAATCCTCCGAATACTATAATAGTTCCCGCTATGGAGAATCCCGCAAATAAACCAATTACGATTTTAAACTGAGATATAAAATCTCGCATATCTGCTGACATTTTTGCAAAATTAACTTCCGATAATGCTTTTGCAAATCTTGAAACACTTTCACCCGTTCGAGGAACCGTATCAGCCATTTCTTTTATGACTGAAACAATAGACTTTAAACTATTGTTCAGTACTTTAGACGTTCCATCAAGTCCTAAGAAATTAGAAATTAGCCTTCCGGTTTCCTCGCCAATGTCGCCCAATATATTTTTAAATTGCGCCATGGTTCCGGCGGAAGTAAATAACTCGTTTTTAGCAAGGCCGCCTAAATTTTCTTGTAACCGTCTAACAGCCTCGCCAGTTTTCGCGAGCACGGGGTCCATTCCCGCTAATTCTGGAGCAAGAATAGCAAGGCCCGCTACGTTACCCTTATAGCTTTTTAACAAAGCTTGAAAGGCAGAGTCCAAATCTCCTCGGCCCGTCGCCGCGAGATCCGCAGACACTTCAATCAATTGCTTAGATTTTTCTGCACTTAAACCGGAAGCCGTCGCAATATTTATCAACGCAATTGCATGGTCGTCCTCAACCGTAGTCGTATCTTGTAGTTGCTTTGCGAATTTCTTAAAATCCTCAACCGCACCGCGTACATCCTTTGACCCCATCTTTGCAAGCGTACCTGCGAGGCGAATAGCGCCGTCCTCTGACCTTCGAAACTCGCCGACTGTCGACTTAACCACGCCCTCAAAAGTATTGAATGCCTCACGCGCAATTGTGATCCCTGCCGAAACAGCGAGCATAGCAGCGCCGAAACTAGAAACCGTTTGGCTTGTCTGCTTAGACGACTTCGCCACGTCAACCATAGACATTTCAAGTCGACCTAATTGTTTCGCAAGTAGCGAAATCGACTCGGATGCGTTGGCCGTATCGGCTTGAATCTTAATTAATAGGTCTTCTTTGGTTGTAGCCACGTTTTATTTTCCCTTGCCTATGAATGCTTTCGCAATGGAAACCAGTTTGTTTTGATTATAACGAGGGATAAATTCAGATACTAATTCCACCCACCAATCGGGTTGATCATATATTCCGCCGACTTCTAACATTGTACCAGTTTCAGCCGAGATAATCAGCATACGAAAAACTGAAGTCGCCTCCGTGTCCCAAGTAGCTTTGGCCGGACAGAAGCCGTACATGGCGCCACCCTTTTCCACGTACATCGGCCACTGTGAACCGTCAGCCTCGCCAAAATCCATGCGCTCTTCCTTGCATCGGCGTAATTTCTGAACACGTCCTGGACAAGTCGCACATGAAAAACCACGGCCACTCTTTCGGAGTTCACCGTGGTCTGCCCACATAAGATCGTTTAATGCGTTTATTTTTTTTTAAGCATGTCCGCTTTATTTGACATAGCAACTTGTCGTGCTCTGAATAAATTCAAGGTTTCTCCCAGTTCTTCGATGATTTCTACAAATTCAATATGAGCGCCGCCGTCTCCGTCACGCTTAAATTCCAAGCCGTTAACCGCGTCAGAAGGGTTCTCGACGCCGGAGATCGCCGCCCTAATTTCTTCCATGTAGTATCCAGCGTTAAATTGAATCTCGCCGTCCTTCATGTACATCTGCGACTTCTTAACCTTCTCGCTCAAGCGGTACGGTAGTTTTGTGCGCAACACAATACGAGTAGGATCTTTAGATAAACTTAAATGGCCTTCGTCTAACGTGTCCAAATACTTGCCGTAGTCAGCGTCGGCACCGATTGCCGAGTCACACGAAAGAACTACTTTGATATCACTATTCGAACCCTTGATATACTCAACAGACATTCTGCAACCTCCAGTTAAAAAAAAATGAACCTAGTCAATCTTAGACTAAGTTCACTTTCTATTCAATAAAAACTAAATGAAGGAAACGGTAATTTCATCCGCCGCGTCAAGTGCGGTTTGGTAAGCCACACCCTCAAAGGAAACTGGAATTGATCCGCTTTCAGGAACTGAAAATTCTGGCACTGGGAATTGTACTTTAGGGCAGTCAATTACCATGCGCCGGCCTGTGGCAGAACCAAGAACCGCTTGGAAGTCTTTCGATTCGAAGTCTTGGACGCGGTTAAAGAATTGTACCAAGTTTGCATTGAGATTCAATTCCGCTGTAACCGTTACCGTTAGGCGGTTTGCCGGTACAAAGAAAGGAGCATCAAGGCTGTCGTGGCCGTAGCAGTAATCGACTAGCTCGTGATCGTTTGCTATCTTGATTGTGGCGCTACGGAAACATTGTGAAGGCAAGTCTGCGAAAGACATAGATCCGACAAGTCCGGTCAACGGGTTGTTGATCGCGGTCTTTGTGGTCGGCTCGTAGTAGGAAAGGTAGACTTCGTTAACCGTTCCGTCGGAGTCGGTTAATACCGCGCCGCTAAGGGTAACCAAGTCGCCAGAAATTGCGGTGATCACTCGTGCGGTGTTCGCAGGCGTGTCACTTGAGCGCGTAGTTCCATCGGATTTAATAACCATCACAAGTCCGCCAACTCGGTACGAGTCGCCTTCCCCAGCGGCAACAGTAATTGTGTTTACAGCGTTCGCCGTAACAGATTTACCAATGCCGATCATAAATGATTCGACGGCTCCACCGTTCCATTCGCAAGTAGCTTCACCGTTTCCAGGAAGTCCCACGGTGTTATCCATAACGAAAGCGCCGCGTGCTTGACGTGACCACTTGTCGCCGACTTCCATGATGGTAAATGTTTCGTCAGGAGTAGTCAAAGAACTGTAGACAGCTCCAGCAGAAACGACTTCGTTGCCAAGTACCGATTTCCACAATTGACGAACTGGTGCATCAATCTCCGCAGAGCTGGCAGCACCAAGGGTTTCGTCGATGTTGAAATAAGTCGTGAGGTTCCACGAGCAAACTTTTTTCTTTTTGATAGTGGAAAGATTATGACGGCCGGACCTGTGAGGACTTGTTTCGAAAGGCTGGTTAAACTTGATGCTACCGCCCGATAGCGTGAACAAAAAGTCTGTTGCGACAGGAGCAATCAGAGTTCCCTTTGTTGTTTCTTTTTTCAGGTAGAAAGCCTGCTCAAGAGCAGAGCTGTCATTCGTGGACGTGTAAAATGATTTGTAATTCCTAGCCATTTTTCTTATTCCTTCCGTGGATTAAGTTAAATTTTAACAGTCTCTAACAATGTTCTCGTAATACAATGCCTCAAAATCCATGCGACAGAAATAGAAAGGCTCAAGTAAATGCAAGTCCGTTTGCGTTCCCAATAGCCTCAAGTGTATCATGCCTTTATTTTTTATTCCAAGTGTTGGATCTGCCCAAAGCTTCCTTTTTATTTCATATTCCATATTCCAAAGATCTTGCTGGCCTATTGGCTCGTTTTCCGACCCCCGCATGACAACTTCAAGTGTAATCAGCCAAGTATTTTTAGTTCGGTTTTGCTCATGTATAACCGATTCTGATACGTCAATTAACTGGATTGCAGGTAGTTCATTATCTTTGAAGTCGGATTGTAGGATTTTAATCTTATCAAACGACAAATATTTGACGCGAGTTATGCCAGCCAACTTCTCTAAAATAGCCTCTGAAATAATCGACTTCATGCACTTAATAACCATTCGCGCCTGTGACTGAATCATAATTTCACCGCCGCTCGTAGGATATTAATAATTAAATCCTTGTGCTTATTCACGGCTGGACGCAAGTATGGACGAGCCGGAACATTTACATTCCGACTGTGCGCCCTAACATTAGCGCCACGTCGCAAGTGATTTCTCACCGCAACCAAGCCCTTGAAACCAAACTCGTGGATAGCTGCGTACGGAATGCCAAAAGATCCGACCATAACGCCGTCAACGCCTTGTTGGTTAAAGAGTTTAAACGATATCGAATTGATCAAATGGCCACGGTCTATTAATCCTCTTGACCTAATATTCTGAACCGTCTGGCCCATGACAATAGACCCGATTGCGGTCATTGCTTTGGTCATTTCAGGCGATGATAGTTTCATAGCGTTCTCTTGCGCCTTTAACCGCTTAATTAATAGTGGCAGGTCGACGGCCATTTAGTGATTCCTGATCGGTGAATTAATTGCCGCAAATTCTGTGCGCTTATAATACTCAAGCATTTCGGAAATCATTGGCGGCATGTGATCTAAAACGCCAACGGATTCACCGCCTTTAGAAGCGGTCGTGCGTCCCATATCGCCGCGAGTCCGCATCAGGTAATACCACTCAACCAGCCATAAGCAAGCAAGCTCCAAATCGCTTGGAACCGTTACGTAGCCGGCAGTGTAGGTTATTTTGATGTTATTAAAACCCACCGGAAACGTCTGATTAATTAATAGTACCGAGTTGAGATCGTCTGAAATCGCATAATCACTAGCCGCCAAGACGTTCGCAGGTGCGGTGTGAACCGCCGTGTAGTCAACGCTTACGGCAGAAATAGCGATGATTGGCCATTGCTTTAATAATAGAATATTCTCACGGCGACCGTGCTGTAACTCGGTAATTGTGCCCTGGCTAACTAAAGTTCTATTCGTATAGCGCTCTATTTTTTCAGAAGCCGCGTTAATTAAAAGCTCCAATCGAACGTCCTGCAAAGCATCGCTAGGACTAATCGACAAGTGTGATTTTGCCGTGGCGAGAGTTGTTAGTGCGTTCGGTTTTAAACTCATAGTTCAGGAGCCTTTTTAGTTCCGTAGTCGATAGACAAGATTCCAGCAAGGGTTTCGGTGGTCAATAAAGCCGCGCCGATGTTGTCGTCAACTTCAAACGACGATCCTACCATAGCCGATTGAATAAACTTTTTTTGTACGCCGTTGTCGTTGTAGTTGCACATTAAAATAATGGAAGTTGAAGACAATGCCGAGGAACCTTTTTTAACTTTAATTTTCATTGAATACTCCGATAGATTGTTTCATCTATTATTTATTAATTTAAACTATAAAGCAATACTATAGCGTCTTAGCTAATTCCCAAAGCTCATCAATTTGCTGAGGAGTCATGCCCATATCATTACCAATCAATTCTACAAATTGGTTTACTCGATCGAAGGAAGCAGCATACTTCCAACCAATCATCGTAGTGCTACGTTGCGGCTCATCCATTGTCGAAATTGAGGCGTCAATCATGGACTCAATAATACCGTATTGAAATAATGCTAGCCTGATTTGACGTGCGGTAACGGGTGCAATTGGCGGCTGAATGCTGGCTAGATAAGCGGTAATATCAAATGAATTTTTGTAGGTTGTGAAATTGTCTACCGTCATTTCTAAAAAATCTTGCGGGCACTCAAAATAATCGGCTACTTCATAGACGATAAACGGATAATTACCGTCTAACAAAGGACTTTTATTTTCATTTTGAGATTGTAAGTTGAAACATATTTTCATACGAGATTCATCCCTTCGACGATAAAACCGCTTCCGATTGAAAGGTTGTTGGCAGTCGAAATCAATTGAACACTGACAATTTGCTGCGTTGTGTTAGCCCACATGCCTTGCCCAACGTCGATGTTTGCAGCCGTTCCTACGGCTCCCGCCTCGGTCGCGGTGTTGATACTAACCATTTTTCGTTTTGTTGTAAAATTGGTCACGTTGGCAACGTATTGACGCCCTAAAACTACCGCTTGCGAAGCCATTCGCAAATAGCTAGTGCTTGTCGTCGGTACATCGGTGAAGTTGTTGCTTGCTCCAGAGTTTATACGCAAAAAACGAGTGTTATAATTGTTCCCAGAGTCTACCGCACCCGCCGTGCCACCAAATCTAAAACTAGCAATCCCTGTGCCAGAATATCCTGTCACAATCGCCGTCAATCTAAGCAAAGTCCGCGGCGGTATCGTCAATATAGAAGTCGCGTTGGCGGCAACAGTCAATTGTGTACGGCCTAATATCTGCCAAGACGATGATGGCGAACTAGACGTGAAACCGTGACTGTGTGCAAGCGCCGTGGCGGACGTTGCCACAAAATTGTAGCAGGTTGTGTCCCATGTTATTGTAACCGAGTGGACGTGTGCCGTACCTGATGACGTTGCGGAACTGTCTCGAACTACAGACGCAACTGTGCCAAGCATTAGTGAGCTTGCCTCAGCCCAAGTCAAATAAACAGTGTGGCCGTGACTTCCAGGCAACAGATAAAACGTTACTGCAACATCAAATAAAGCGGCTACGGTTGTTTCTAACGTCGTGAGTGTCGGAGATGTACGCCAGGTTTGAGTTGAAGTCTCGTAACGTATAACGTCCTTATCGGTGGGAGTCAGGGCCACAACGTCATGCAATTCCGCAAGCTCATAACCGTTTTGAATCGAGACTTCAATTGTGCCAAATGTCGGGTGAGAGCGAGTGCACACGCCAACAAATACAATGTGCTGAGGAGGCACGGGCTTCGTCATTGTGATTTCGCCCGCGACCGTCGGGCTTAGATATAGAATGTTGCCTTCGGTTAATAAGTTCGTGTTTAAATTATCTAAAAGTCCCGCGTGAACTACAGTACCACTGCCTTGATCGTTTATATCGCTCACCACTAGTCCGTAAGTCCGAGCACTTGCGGCATCACTATTACCCTGCGATAGCGCAATTGTCGGCAAAAAACCGTGGGAGCCGTCAATGTAAATGACCGAGCCTTTTATTATCGTAGCGCCTGACTGGTTATAAACTGTCGTCGTCAACCGGTCGGCTACGCTTGCAGTAAAAATCTCTTGCTGCCAGTTTTCACCTCCAGCCCCCGCCAATATTTTGACGAAACGTGCGGTATCCGTTTTCAAATATATACTGCCGACAGGAGCATCAAAAACAGGAGAGTCAGCGCCAGAAAATACTCCAGCGCCGCCTTCCATTACTACCCCGTCTTGAACTACTAATGATCTCGTAGAATCAGTCACGTTAACCTCAAATTACAATACAGTTTTGACGACTTCAATTCGGCGAATGATTGCCGTTACAGCCGAGCCAGATGTAGACAAGCGAAGGCGCATATCACCGCCGCTTATGTCAACAACACGCGACAGGTTGAACGTGGAACCAACGTTTAGAATACTTGAAACTGTGTCGTCGACAAGTGTTCCGTTAGTCATCCCGTAAACTTCGAAGGCTTGCGCGTTGGCAGGCGTTCCAGTGACAAAAGCATACACTAGCCATTTTACGGCGAGCACACTCGCGGTTGGTACACTGTCGGCTGTTATTGCGGTAGTAAACGATGCAGTTTGTACGCCACGCAATTGCATCAGTAGTACACCGATACGTTGAAACAACGCTTTGACAGTGCTAGTCGCCGAAAACAAAAGGTCGACAGGAGAAGTCCAACTTCCGAGGTCTGTGCTGCCTTGAGCAACGCCAGACAACGTGTCTTGGTTGTCGTTTACGCCGTCAAGTTTAGCAATTGCCGCTTCAACAGTGTCATTTGCCGCTACGTTACCAGATGCCGCAACGTAACCAGAGCTAAGATTGATGCCAGTCGCAATTGACCAATCGATATCGGCAATCTTTACGACAATAGAGCCGTTGTAATTTACAACAGCTCTGTTTTCGCCACCAGCAACGTCTGGCAGATAGTTAATACAAACAAATGTATCTTCCGCAACTAATGCAAACTGAGCCGCCGCGAGCGTAATCGAAGGCGATGAAACAGCCGTAACTTCAAGCAAAACAGGAGTGCCGTCGGCATCGGCGATAATAAAATCACCCGCGACAAAATCAGCGGCGGTTAACAGAGGCGCTTGGTCATCTGCAAACGGCGTTGTCGACAAGTTGCGAGAGCCGACAGATACCGTATCGTTTGTGACGGCGGTTAATTTCTCACGGCGCCACTTGCCCATACCGGACAGAAATATTGTCCAGTCACCCGCGGCTCCAACGTTTGCGGTCTTTTGAAACAACTGGCTAGTGCCAGAACGAAGATATAAACTTCCAATCGGCGAAGCTCCCTGTGTTCCCGAAACCCCGTCAGGGCTTGCCGTGCCGGAAATAATGTTAGATAAGTTTGCGCCATTTTCCTCGAAAATAGACACGCCAATTTCTACGCCGAATAAATCTCTAGCCATGTAAACCTCCCTAAACTATTGTTTTAGAAAATCTGGCAAGCACTGAAAAACTCTCGTTATTGATAACACTCAATTTAAAATCTGCGCCGGATAATGTCGATTGTACACTGATAGCAAATGAATATCCACTTCTGCCATACATTTGATCATTCACCGTTACGCCATTATTTCTAATCATCAAACGATTCGTTCTTAGATTTGTTCCGTTAGAAAAACTCATTAAATAATCTATTACTGAGAATGATGATTTTAATACACTATCGATTTCTACAGTAGTATTCGCAGGGACTAATACATTATATATCGGCGCAAGCAATACCGTCCCATTTTTTGCACCAATAACAGTCATTATGCAATTTCTTCCACAACAATCGTGCAAGTGCCCGATGTTGATTTTCCGTAAATTAAAATGGTGTCTGATATGTCATAAAAACGCTCGTTTTGATCCATAACATACACGCCGACAAGTCCCACAGTCGCTGGATTATAGTTTAATTTTATTAACTGACCACTGAAATTCTGGATTGAAACAGCGTTTCGACTTGCACGCGGAGTAGCAGGTAGCGCTGTCCATGTTGTATCATTTAAGACAACCTCGGTAACTAGTCCGCCAAGTGTTAGACCCTGCGTTTTCACGCCGCCGTGGATATTTACGTCTTGAATCCCTGCGTCACCACGCGCAAAAAAGTGCTTGCCTTGCGTCTCGTCAAATATAACGGTTTGTGATCCAATATCGGTTAACAAATTTGAATTGTCAGCATCTTTAAATAAAGATGAATCAATATCCGAGGCGACGCTAGATATAACCGTTGTATAGACACCAAAGGTCGCCGTCCCGCCCGTCACTGTTACGACAACTCGCGGTTTGTTATGTATTTTTGGTACAATTATTTTATCAGAAGTTCCAGCGGCAGGTGTCGTATGGCTTTTTAAAATAGAATCTTCGCCGAATTGCTCCCCTATAGTTGTCTCTCTATATGAAACCGATATCGTTGCGCCAATAGAAATGTCATGTACAAATAAAGTCGAAAGCAAAGCATTCCCTTGTGGGAATAACCTGCGTTCAAAAGTCCCGCTTGAATAAGTAGCAAGCGGAACCGACGCCACGGTTTCAAATAATTCTAATCTTATATTTGGCTCTGTCATTAAAACCTCAAAAAAAGAGAGGCAAGCAGGGTTCGCACCCAACCTGCCCCTCTAATTCAACTAAAAATTAAACCGCGATGTTGTAGCCGTACGAAACAGAAACTTCGGTAGCCGACTGAGTATGGCCTTTGAAGTCTTTGCGTTGGTAAGACGCCATTAACATACGATCTTGGTCAACCATGTCAGGTTGGATCTTAACTTTGATTGGGCGACGTGTTCCGACGTACCAACGATTCTTGTTAAGCAAAATCAAACCAGCGCGGTTGAAAGTAACGCCGTCGTAAACGCCAGTAGCGTTCAGGTCTTCTCTCATGTATTGGCTGGTAAGGATTGGAATCCCTTGGTAAGCCGACAACACGCCCTTCAAAATTGTCGCCATTGGTCCGAACTTGTCGACAGTTGCAACTTGGTCAAGAGACTGAAGTTGAGCCGCAGCCGATGGACCAGCTAACAAAATGAGGTCGAGCGGGTTGACGCCGAACTTGCCCATGCGTGCTCGCAGGGTTCGCAACAATGCAGCAGAAACCACGCCATTCCCAAAATCGGTAGTTCCGCCGTTTGCGCTGTTCGCGAGCGCTTGACGACGAATGCCCTTCCAGAATTTCTCGGCAACGTCAGCGCCAAGAGCTTGCGTATCTGAGTCTATATGCGTGCCGTCGTCGTCGCCGTTGATGATAGCCGCTTCGATCGCTCTGATCTGAGCGCGGACGACTTCGTCGCGTGCCACAGATAGGATGTCTGGCGCCGAGTCTTCCGAAAGCTCTTCGGGCAAAATGTAGTATTCTACTGATTTTACAGCGGAAAACTGAATTTTGTTAGTTCCAAAGTTTGTTGCAGTTGCTTGTGTGTTTTCTGCAATCTTGCGAGCCTTGGTAACCGACGATTGGATCGGCATGTCGTAAGGGTTCGACAACATGCTGACTTGTTTCATTCTGGACTCAAGCATAAATTCAAGTTCGAACTCAGGGACGAATGTCGACGCGGAAAGTGTAGGAACCCACTCGTCGCCGCCGCCAGATACGGTTGAGCCGAATGCCTTGAGGCGTCCGACTAGTTCTTCTTTTGCGAAACGTGAGTCGAGCATGTGCTTTACGCGGCCAATGCGGTCATTTTCGGCGCTAGAACCGATAACATCTTTTTCGCCGCCGTAGTAGATTTGACCAACCATACGAGCAACGTCAACGGTTTGTTTCAATTGAAGCACAAGTCCTTTTAGCTCAGGAGCAACGTGCTGAAATTTTACATCGGCAACGTTGACATTCATAAGACTTTTAACATGTGAACATCCGAAAGCTGCCAAGGCGCGAGCCTCATCGCTGCCCATTCTGTTGCCAACGGAGGATCCGCTATGGATGATTGTGTTAGCAAGATTTTTCTCACGTAATTCAACTTCTTGAACTCGTGCTTCTAATTCAGCCGCCTTAGTTTTTAGATCTTCGCTCATAATTCCCTCCTTGGAATATTATTTAAATAGAAACACTTGTTTTTATTATACGCCCATTAGCTTTAAACGCAAATCTAATGCGTTCAATCGTTCTGAAACAATGCCAGCCGTTTTATTTTCTGGCATTGTCACAGGAGGTTGAGCAGCGTCCGTTTCCGGTTGACCCTCTTGACTATCTAAAGCCGTATCCTGATTTACACTTATTATTACTGATTCTAGTTTTTTTGACAAGCTTCTAAATTCTTCGATCAAAGTTCCTAACAAAATATTAGTTTGCCGACTTTGCATTAGATACGGGTTTTCGTCTTGTCCGATTTCAGAGCTTGTATCCATCGCGATCCCTTTTTTCTCGGGAGCTGCTTCCGGCGGCGCTTCCGCGATAGGATCAAGTGGTAATGAAACCAATTCACCCATCATTGCCGAGCAACCGTCGCCCATATCAACAGCCTTTAGGGATTTGAATTGGTCGGCTGGTTTGACTTCACAAGTAAAGTTCTCGCCGTCTGCCTTCATATTTTCCGAAGGGTATCCGGCCTCCTCACACATTTTTTTGGCTTCGTCTAAATTACCACCGCACGCCTTGCCTGAAACCGTAAAGGATTGAACGGAGCCCTTCTCCTCAGGTTCCGCTGAATCGAGTGCTTGAAGATCTTCTAACTTTAGTTCAAGCGTTGCCGCGAATGCCGCAAGTATCTTTTCAGGCACAGGTGTCAGGTCGCCCGCAAGCGCCGCCTTAACATCCTCTAAACTAGCGCCGGATGTTTCAGCTACGAGTTCACAAATGGCCGCAGCGTCGCCCTTCTTAGCGTCGATGGCCTCTAGTAATCCAGCGGCAACTTCCGCGCCTTTTGTTGCCATGACTAACTTGCGAGCGTCTTTATATGATTTCATTTTCTTTAAGTCCTTCGTCGTTAGGGTAAAAATAGAGTCTTGATTCATCGGTAACGAAACGACAGATACTTCATACAACTCGGCTTTCGTGATTTCGTTTATACCAGCCGAGTCCTTGCCCTCTTCCTTTGCGTCGAAGCCGACAGAAAAAGCGTTTAAGATCCCTTCTTTAATCATGTCTCGCACATAGGATACCATAGGATCTTTTGACTTTGAAATTTTCGCTTTGATGTATAAACCGTCGTCGGTCGCCTCGACACCAAGAGCGCGACCAATAGGTTTTTCCTTGTCGTGGTTGAAAAGGATGACGGGGTTCTTCTCGTAGTTAACGAGGTTCCAAGCCTTCTTGCCGATATAATCTTTGCCGCGATCGACGACGGCTTTATTTGCCCAGCCTTCAATGATGGTATCGGTGCCGTCTAAGCTTACGTCTTTAATAATGAAATTAATATTTTTCATGCAGGGTTTTCCTCCGTGTTAAGATTCTCAAAGCCAAGTGCCGCAGCGTTTTCAGGCGGCATGTAGATCAGACTGCATCTGCAATTTATTACGTCACCAGCTTGCCCGTTAGTATCGCGAGGGTACATTAGCTTTGTCCCGCTGCGTGGATCGGTAAACGGCTGGTCAAAATCTAATATTACGCCTTGCAAGCTTACATGATCCGCTCCGTCGCTTGCCTTCAAGCCGCGCACCCTGTCGTCACCGGCGTTGACCCAAGACTTCTTTAGTCCAGGAATAATAGAACCGGCGTCGTTCATAGCCGCAGCCTGCCCTATAGACGCGGCGGTCAAGGTTTCGGTACGGACTATTCTTTCAAGGCGCCCACCGATCTCGTCGGGGTTCGTGAACATTTCTTTAAGCCCGCGAACCATTTCGTCTACGGTTTGCTGCTTCTCAATACCCTCAGTAATTGACGCCATTACTTGTTCTGTCGTCGTCTTGCTCATATACTGAAACGACTGCAAGCCGCGGTCGTCAAGTATTTGACGCCGACCGTCAGCGCGTTTCGCTTTGAGCGCCGAGATTTGATCCTCGTTAGGCAGGTTGAATGGAAGTATAAGCGACGAGTCATAGCCCATGTCCATCTGCGTCGCCAAGGCGTTAGCGTAATCCTCAACATATTGTGATTCGAAAGAGCCTAGAGCCTTACGCAGCCGGCGTTTAAATTCTGCCTTCGATAGCTCGTCAGCCTTGGTTACTAATGATTTCTTTTTAATCATAGACTGCACTATTTCAATAGCCGAGACGGCCTGATCTGCAAATAAATTAGTCACAACCTCGGCAAGCTTTTCGGCGTGCTTGTCGGTCGACTCCTGCATGATCGCCTCGCGCTTAGACCACCAACCGTCGTTAGACTTTAGGACTACGTCAAGGCGCTCAATGTTTCGCTTCCTGATATCGTCTACGCTATCGACTGATTTGGTTGACGTGACGGCTTCTGGTACGCCACCCTGACCCAAAATGCTTCGAGCCGTTGATTCGTCAAGTGCGTATGCAACCATTATAATGCTAACCGCAGAATCAAATTCTAATAGACCAGCTTTTACCTGCGTAACGATTTCAATGAGTGATGCAACTTGCGCACCATTTAAAGATTGTGTCGGTGTAGTAATAACATCTGCTGCAACATCAGTTGGAGGCGCATCCGTTGGAGCCGGTGAAGACGCTTGTGCTTGTTGCGGAAACATTGGCTGTTGGCCATTAGGCACCTGTAGTTTCTCCCCGCCTAGTATCGGATCGATCTCGTATAACTCGGCACGGATTTCATTAACCGAGTGAGTCGATAGCATCTTGGTAGCAAGGTCGGCACGGCTAGTTTTATCCGCTTGTAACACTTCCACGTCCGACAGATCGAACTCCAAAAAGTAGTCATCAGCAAGTAATGGTTTGAGTGCCTTGGTTAAAGATTGTGCGATCATTTTCATGGAACCCTTGATCGGCCCGTTCCAGAAATTCCTTAGTGCTGTCTTGTATTCCTCAGAACCAAGAGAGCCTGAGTCAGCAAGCGATAGCTCGTGCTTCGGTATCTGCAATAGGTTGATGATCGTCTCGCGATTCAGCTCAAGGTATTCTTTTAATTGTTGATCCGCTAATTTGTGCGAGGCATCTTTAGCCGTCACGCCTTTAGGTAGTATCATATTGCGACGCTGATTAGAGCGGCCAGTATGCGAAGCCTCGAAGGAACGTAGTAGACGCAGAACATTGTTCTCATTTGCGCCGGCGTCCATCTCCAAGATCATTGAGGGCTGTGCGCCCTTGACGTAATAATTATTTAGGTATTCGGTTGAGTGTTTATTAAACAGAACCGACTTGCGGCCAGCGATAAAGGGAGATAATCCCCATATCATGCTCGAAGGATTCGGTCGCCTGACGTGGCATATCTGCGAGGGAGGTATGCTAACTGAAGATTTCAGCATAGGGAAATCTTCGGCGTTCCCCATAACAACTCTGTAGCATTTTATCCCACCGGTGACGCCTGTTTCTGAGTCGATCTGAATATTCTCGATCGGTATGTGAATAATTTGTCGAGAGGTAAATGCGACCCAGTTAACCGCATTACCTGTGCACATAAGATCCATCACGAGGGAATACATCCACTGGTAGTAGGTCTGATACTCGTTAGGCTGTTCAAGCATAGCTTGCACGGCGGTGTCTTCAACTACTTCCGTAACCTTTTGCCCGCGTGCGTTTAAAGTCTTTTTCATAACCATAATAGGCTGTGCGGCGATCTTCGAGGCGATGCGGTCGCAACAAATGAATGGCCAGTCCTCGCCAAACATCAAGCCCTTCAATGTATTGATAGACATTTGTGTGTTTAGTTCGTTTTTCCAAACGCCGTTATTAGTGGCGTCTGAATTAAGGATATCGAAAGACTTTTCGGCGCCAGCGTTCAATACTCGCTCATAGGCAAGTATCGGAGGCTTGCGTTTTTTTCGCACTATTTGATCGGGCATTCCTTGTCCCCTTATTATTCATCATAGTCATCTATAATATTATTGTAGTAATTGCTTAATGTCGAGGTCGAGTTCGCTCGCGGGAGATCTTCTAAAAATTTAACTTCAAGATTCCTATCACCGTACTGTAAGGCCGCCTGGTTCGCAAGCATCAAAGCACAAATAGTGTCGTCATGACTGCCGCTGGCCGCGTTGTAGCTCATGCTACCAGTGGCATTGACCTTAACCTCGAAGGTGTCAAGCTCGCTGTGCAAGATGTTCCACTTAGGAATAACGATAGTCCTCTGTTCAAAGGCGGTCATGAGGCGGTTAACCATTTCTGATTTGCTTTGATTAGTGAAATTTATCCCAACGTAATTTAGATCCGTAAAAGCTAATTGGTCATCGATAGCCACGCCTACCCCCGTCTTGTCATGATAAACCACTTCAACTTTCTTAAACTGCCTTGAAAAACGAACCAAGTTTCTGATCGCCTCGGTGTAGGTCTTCCTGTGAAACCTCTCGAAGCCGACCACTCTCGAAATTCCATGCGTCATCGATATAGCAAAGAACACCGTCCAGTCGGTCATCTTCGCCCAGTCGGCTCCTATAACCACGTCGCATTCGTCGGCGTCGTTACGGAACCAATGCTGGTGTTCCCCAAATAGGTCTATGTGTGTGCCGTCCATGCAATCCTGATATCCGGTAAACACGCTGCCGTCGTCCACGAACTCGGCAAGGAAATACTGCCTAAAGAGCCTCGCCGGTAATTCAGCGCGAGCCTCCTCGATCGACTGCCTCGGTACGAAGGGATTGTCTGATGTCGGCGCGGTGATAAATATCTTGGTCGGCATTCTTTTCTCGAAGGTCGCACGAGCCATCTCTTCCTTGGCTTCCATGCACTTTCTATAAAACCAATTCTTTCCGTACGGCGTCGAGATAAACAGCATCGGCCCGCGTGTCACAGTGCGCGTGGTTTTCGCAGAGGCGTAGACTTCCTCTTTCATCTTCGCGGCCTCGTCGAACACGTAACCGGAAACAGCCTGTCCCTCAAGGGATACGGGGTTTCCCGCGTGATGGAATTTTATCGACGAGCGAATATCTGGGATATATATTTCGAGGTTTCCTGCCGATGCCTTGGTTATCGGGTCAGGCGGCAACATGTCTTTACAATAGTTGAACCCGATTTTCGTTTGCTCGTATATCGGGGCGACCCATCGCCACAAGGCTCCTTGCTTCGACACGATACCGTTGGCGATACCGGCGGCGGCCGAAATACTTTTCCCAAACTTGCTCCCAGAGCAAACATAAATTTCCGTTATGCCAGGAATCATAAAAGCACTCATGATTAAATTTTGTTTAACCGAGTGAGGCTTGGGAGGACTTATTTGTATAATTCTGGATTCGGACATAAGATAAACTAACATATCAGGAGGTGAGTATGAAGAACTTTGATTTCGAAACCGCCGCGATGCTACGAGTTATCGACTTTGACGATATGATGATTCTTGCACTTTTGTACGACAACTATACTGGGACACAGTGCGGAAAGATTTTAAATATCTCGCAGCCGGCGGTGTCGCAACGGACGACAAGAATATCGTCCGTTCTTCCGTTCAAGTTATTGCAGCCCGAAGGTCGTTCGGTCCAACTAACAGTTGCAGGCCGAGTACTAGCCTCGGCCTGCAAGGTCGCGATTAAAATTATGACCGAATCAATTATTGTGCGCTGATTCCCAAATCTTTCCAGCGATCGGTGGAGCTATGTAGCGGTCCATTCCATTTTCTACGAATCCAGATATCGGCCCACAAACAAAGGTGAGCAAACCTAGTCCGGCGGTAGCCGCGCCACAAACCGCAGTAGACGCCCAATAACTAACCACTCCGGCGAGACCGTGATGATCGAATGACCATCGTGATAATGGATGCCCCGCAAAATGATCCAAGTAATCAATCTTATCAAAGGCCGAAGGATTAAATACGACCGGAGTCGCAAAGTTGACTATGAAAAGATCATGCGTGTGAAAATACTGACACCAAAAGTCGCCGAGCTTAATGTGAACCGCGACGTGAACCAATTCCATCCAGATATTCATCGGGTCATGCTGCCCGATTTCTTTCATGCCGAAAAAACGGTTCTCATAAAAGAATTTGTAATTAGATTCATACTCGCCAGCAATTTTTATGGCGTCATCCTTGTAACCGAAATGATTCAAGGCGGCAACCGACCGCTGAATGATGCGTGCGGTGGTCAAGTCAAGTAACCGAGCCGAAGGCAGGCCGTTAGGAGTGTCGATGGTATTGGCAACCATGGCATTGATTTCGTCGCCTTTAACCCAATCCTTTTGGCGCTTATGCTCTCGTTTCATTTCATCGGCGGTATGATTAAACTCTTCGCCAGCGTTGAAGTCTACTGGTTGAAGATCCTGTGCATAACTTGTGGATGAAATAATAAAAAGTAATAGAAATTTTAGCATGACCCATCTCCTTTTATGTTGTCTAAAAGTTGTTGTAGCTTTGAAACGTCCCCGTTTTTCTTCGCCTCCTTGATCGCCAAAGAACAAACCTCGGCAGCCTTCGGATCCTTCTTACACATGTCATAGATCAATTTTCCTAACTGAATAAATACGCTTAACACATGAACCCAGATCGGCATGACTCACCTCCCTTTGATGAATGGAAATAGTGCGCTTTCTAAAACGGTACAGATTTGTTCTTCCTTGCTCATGCTCAACCCTTCGCCGACGCCGGATATCATGAGTGCCGCGTGCGTGATCTCGTGCCATAAAATTACGCGCCACCCATCTTGCCGCAGCAAAGATATTTGCATCTTGTCCGACTCAAACCGACCAAGTAAATCGTGACCGTCAAGCTGTAGTTTTTTAAACGTGCGCACTTGGATCTTCACTCCGAGAACCGTGACGACGCGAGGCGGTCTTGTGCGACTAGGATCAAAGGGATTTACCACGGATGACCGCCTTTCCGTTGTTGACCGTAATCAGCTCGAAAGTGGTCTTTCCAAAGTTATCCACAGTCAGCAAACCAAGAGCTTGTTGCCAACCGGTCGGTGTTGGCTGATGTGCTGTTTTCTTTTCGTCGCTACCGTGACCGAGCGAGACGCTATAGTGAACACCGTCGCTCACAATTTGAACACGATGTGTGTGCCCGCAAATAATATTCGAACGATACTTGGCGAGGTTGGTCATGGCCACGTGTTGATTAAAATAGAAGCCGTGAAGGAGCACGCAGTCGCCTAGCATTAGGGAGTTCCACTTGGCGTAGTTGTGCCAAGTAAATTTGATGCGGCCCTCGTTACGTTCTTTGAGCCGCAATAGTTCTGGCATCGGTCGCACGATCTCATGCAAGTCGCGAGCATGACGAGCGACGTAACGATGGAGTCGAAATTCATGGTTACCTTCTAGCAAATGAATCTCACCGCCTCGCGGCAATGCAGCGGCCCACTGATCGAGCATCGTATTCCACTCGTGGATGTCGTCGCCGATAGTGTTTCGACGCGACGGATCTTTGTCGTAGGTCGAGAGCTGCCAAAAATCTAGGGCATCGCCGAGTTGAACGATGCCCTGAAAAGAAACAGACTTGAGTAATTTTATTATCAGCTTGGAGAATAGACGGCACTCGTATGGCACGTGTAAATCGGGAACAATTAGATAGGTCTTCACTGGTCGGGCCTCCTAATGGTTATTCCTTTAGTATACCCCATGCCTCTTTTTTATCCAAAGCCTCGCCGTCAAGTATAGTTTGGATCAATGAGCCGTCGACCGAGAAGTCGGTTTTAAATATCGTGTGAGAACTCTTAACCTCCAATTGTTCCGTCACCTTACCTATTGCGCGGTCGAGCAACGCGTTCCACCGCATGTAGTCGCCGGACTGCAACGCCTTAACATAAATCGAAGCAATCGTGCACTCGATCATCGGCGTATCGGCACTGGTTATCTTTGCCTGGACTTCGGCCCGCGTCATAGCCGAATATTTATTTATCAATTGTTGAATGTAACCATGCGACATTTTCGATACCGCACGCAGTTCGGGGTCCATTGGCGGGCGGCCTTTTAAATTTCCAGACTGGCCTTTAATAAATTTTCTACCATTACCGGCCATAATTATTTACGCCTCCAGATCGACGGCCTGTTATTCCAGATCTTAGATTCCATCTTCTCATAGCCCATGATTTTTAGAGCCTTTAAAAATAGCGTGCTCATACTTTTCGTTCCGTGATTAGCATGTTGTAGTTATTAACTTTATTCTCAACCTCAACTCCGTCACGGCGGATGAGTCCATTCTTTTTAAAACCAGTATAGTCTACGTGATGATGCCAGCGTCCGAACTTAAATACTATTTCCGACACGTCCGGGTGCATAGCTACCTGCATTTTAGATTTCGGCATCGTGCCGTCTTTAGCGTAAAAGTCTTTCGTGTTCCCGCCCTTAATCGTTTGAGTCGGCGACTTGAGTTGAAGGAAAGCGTTGAACTGAACCGTACACCAATTAGCTTTAAGCATATTTAGCGACAGGTCTGTATCCTCGTTATAGCGCCCACGCCACCGAAACGGCACGTCATTCCTAATTAAGTTACAGGAATATATCCGAGTGTTCGTAACGAACGGCGGCTGTTTTACTTTCCTTGGGACGAACATCTCGTAGTTCGGGCCAGCCATCGCTACGTTTTTATACCGTAGGCAGAAATCCTCCATGCACCGAAAGATCGTACCGTCACCGACACGTAAAATTATGTTGTCATTAAACCGAGAAAACTGTCGGATATTATCGTCCATTACCCAGTGCCACGGAGCGCCGATAGAAATAGAATGATCCCATGCGAAATTACGAGCAGCGCCCGGCCCTTTACTTTTAGTGTCGCCGAGATCGTCGAAGGTGTCGTATTCCCTCTGATACTTTTTATCTAAGATCAAAATTTTCTTCGGATCGATAACCGCCGAATAGTCTTTATATTCTTGTTCCTCAATAACAATAAAATACGGAGTGTTCATCCGCTCTAGCGCCTTACTCGTTAGCCGAGTATCGGAGCGACCTTTCGACACGATATATAACGGGAATCTAGGATTCACTAACTACGTCCACTCCGGTGGTCGATACTATCTCGGCCTTCGGATACCAAATAGATTTTGTTTTATCCGTAATATTTTGCTGTACCAATTCCGCGAATGCTCGCACGTCGTCGTTATTAGCGAAGGTAACGATGAGTTGACGCACACCGCTAATGTCCTCGTTGGCGAACTCAGGCATATCCTCCCACTCTTTCTCAGGGTCGGTACCGTTCTCGTTCTTCGTGCCTATAATATCCAGAGCCGATAGGTCGAAGCCGATCTCTCCAAGGTCGAAGCCGTCTTCTCGCAGAGCTTGCAGCGTGGAGCCGAGAATCATTTCATTCCATGTTCCCATGGTTCCAATTTGGTTGTCGGCAATTGAATATGCCGTAGCATCAAATTTATCTAAAGACGTGACGACGCAATCGATATGCGTCCAGCCTAATTGTCGAGCAGCTTCAAGCCGACAATTACCAGCGATAACGATATCTTTAACGTCTATAATGATTGGCAACTGCTGATTAAACTTCTTTAAAGATCCCTTAATAGCCTTTAAATTCTTTTCATCATGCTTGCGAGCATTGTTAGGATCATTGTATAGTTCAGATATCTTCCTTGAAATCACTTCCATGACTGTTATCTTTCTGATAAATCCTTTTATCATTTATATTATCTTCAGGCGTTGTATTAGAATCTTCTACAACACCCTCCTCTTGAACATAGAATATTTTATCGAAGTTGTCACGATACTCTTTAGAAGCAATAAAGTTCCTGTTCGTGTCGGCTTTGGTCATGATTCCACCTCGGCAATAGATTCGAGCCAGCCCACCACGTTGTCGTCAGTATATTTTACCGACGTCCAGGAGCCGGCGGTGGAGTAGGCGTCCCCATATTTTTTGATTGGGCAATAGAGCCGTATCTTTTTCCTCTTAAGATTGATCGGCCCAAAAGTCAGGACACCGCAGCGCGGACACGAATCCCCGTTTTTAGTGGCGACGAGTTCGAAGGCACACAGTGCGCAGGTCGTCATTTGTTGCCCCAGTATATTTCTGGATCTTTGGTAACGGTGCCGTCTTGTATCGACTTCCGGCAGGCCGCTCGTTCTATTTCTCTAATAGTTTTTGGCGGCACCCTTTTGGCGGGAGCGGGAACCGGCACCAGCGCGGGATCTGGCAGTGGTGCGGGCCCAAGCTCCTTACCGATGATTGCGCGATAAATAATTTCTTGGAGTATGGCAGCGCCCAGCCTTGAGTCGAACCGCACGAATAGCTTCTCAAAGAATGGTTTGAGAAATTCCGGCTTGTCTTTTTCGCCTTGACAAATGAGTGCAAGGTCGTTTAAAGATTTTTCAAAATCTGTCATAAATTGCGTTTCTTTTTGGTCTTTTTCACGCACCCGCATAAAACTATATCCACCCATCCCTGATTGTATTCTCCAAATCTTTTCATACAATCGGGGCAAATCATAGAGTAAAATGGTGGGTCCGCTCTTTTTGTGTACTTGGGTCGGTAGTCCGGTGCTGCGCTCATTTTTGCCTCGCTTCTTCGCATGTTCATCATATTTCTTCATACGCCATAGC